CGGGGCGGATGTCGCCCGCGAGCTGGGGCGCGGCGCGACCGGCGCGGTCAAGAAGCTCGCCGACGAGTTCGACACCCTGCGTCGCCAGCTCGATCCCGCCTACGCGGCGTCCAAGGATTACGAGAGTGCCGTCGGCACGCTCACCCAGGCGCTCAAGGCCGGCATCATCGGGCAGTCGCAGTTCAACGACCTCGTCGGCAAGGCGCGCGCCGAGATGAGCGGTGCGGCGACCGACGCCCAGAACATGGGTCAGCAGTTCATCGACAGCTTCTCGAGCAACCTCCTGTCCGGGGACGGCGACATCCGATCCTTCTGGCAGGACATCAAGCAGATGGGGGTGAACAGCTTCACCGACATCCTGAAGACCTCCTTCGCGCCGGGCGGCGCCGGGATCAAGGGCGTCGCGCAGGGGCTGTCGGGGGCCTTCCAGGGCGTGATGGGCGCGTTCTCGGCCGGGGGCGGCGGGCTGATGGCAGCCGTGTCCTCGGCGATGCCGATCCTCGGTGCTGCCGTCGGTGTCTTCAACCTGATCAAGGGGTTCTACAAGACCGAGAAGATCGGCTCCGGGATCCAGGGCTCGATCAGCGGCAACTCGAAGGCGCAGGACTTCGAGAAGGTCAAGAAGTCGATCTTCTGGGGTCTGTTC